GTCCATGCGGTCGATCGAGAATGCTCGTCCGCGTTCTTTGGACAGTGTCAAGGTTTCCCATGCCCCGGTTACGTCGCCGACAGGATAGCCGGTACTTCTTGCGTAATCGCCAAGTCCAACCATAGAGGTTTTGAATACATTAACGGCGGCTGCACCACCAAAATTGACCGGTTTGGTTTTTGCGTCCATGAACGCGGTCAAACTTGCATTCTTATATACTTCATCCAATATTGGCTGATATTTTGCTGCCAATGCAATAGACATAATATTTTATCCTTTCATTTCAATCCTGCGCCCCTCCGAACCGCTGCTATAAAATTAGCGTCTTGATCCGTTGTGCTCGGATTGTGCTTAGTTCCGGGTACATTTTCAGTAACCGGTTCAGTAAATTTTTTATTCTCTGCAAGAAAACTGTCCAAGTTTTCCTTGAAGTCGCCTTCCATTCGTGATACTTTGAAAATCACAAATTCGACATCGTCAGCCTTCACGCCAGCCTTGATCACAGCATTTTCGCGTTCCAGCTCAATTGCTCTGGATTGTAATGCTTGATATTCCCTCTCGCGCTCAGCTGCTTTTTCAGCCTCGCTTTGCTGTGCCTTTTTCCACTCGCGATAGGATTTCAGCTCGTCATCATTGGGAAGCTTTTCTCGCTCCCGCTTGAGTCGATCTGAAATGATCTTGTCCACTTCAGCTTGTGTAAAAGTTTTGCCCTGCTCTTGCGCAGTAGTTGTTTCAGCCGCAGCTTCCTGCGTCTTTCCCTGATCCATGTCAGTGTCTTTCTCTTCAGCCATTTCGTCCTCCGTAAGCCCGTCGGCAATCACAGATAATCTATCTGTGCATCATAATAAGATTATACAACATTTTCTTTGTCATTGCAATTGTCAATCTCTTCCACGCATTCATTCATAACCCCTCCTACTAATGCTTCGATTATATGTCAACTTCCAAGGATTGCTTGATTTTTGAATCGTTCCAATAGTCGTTCCAATATTTTAGCGATGAGAGCTTCAGCTTCTTCATCTTTGCCTTCGGAAATTAATTTTGCAATTTCTCGTCGCTCTTCTTCCGTGAAAGTTATAGAATCATCCATATTTATCATTATTTCAGTCATGATATGGTATCCTCCTATAAACCCAGCCTGTTAGATGAGATAACTCCACCAAACACTGATGGTTAAATTCGCTCGCCGGAAGTTTTTCAGGGTCGAATTTATTGTATGTGTTCGTTATAGCTTCTCTCCATACCGGCATGAAATCATCTAAACTATACAATTTATTTATATCATACTTCTTGTATGAAAAACTGTACGTGTATTGCTTCCCGGCTGCTCTTATTTCCCTTAACTGCGCTTGAACGAACGTAAAAATATCAAAATCGGAAAATGGCGACCCAGACGGATGGTTATGCGTCAAGATATTTCCTTTCATTTTCGCCACTTCTCCGTCCGTAAAAAATACGGAATGTTTATTCCCATCTTTCATTAATATAAGTATACCATCTGGAGAATAAAGGCCAGCCGATTCATAACTTTGATGAACTACACTTTTTTCAAAATCCAGTACGCTTTTTGGCGTTCCTGTAACATTCTTCGACGTGTCAACTTTTGGCGGTGTAATTTTCTGTGCTTTCCGTTCAATCGCCTTTACCGGCTTGAACCCGCTCACGCTCATTCTTTCCGACTTATAAGGCAATCCGAATGTCTTGCAAACATCTTGATATTTATGTTTCAACTGGTTGATTCGCCCTTGTTCAATTCTCCGCAATCGATCATCTCCAGCAGCGGCAGCAATATTCGCTCGATCTTTCGAATAGCGAATAGCCGTCTCAATCTTGCGCTGAATTTGTGTCGCTTCATAGCGTGTATATTCTGCCCCTTCAAACGTCAATTTTTCGCTGGAAAGATTCTCCAGATTGCTCAATTCTTCTTCGGTATATGCAGGCTCCGAAACACCCATGATAATCGGATACGCAATATGTCGGCAATTGTATTGCCCGATTTGCCGTCTCAGCGTGCTTTGAATCTTGTCGTATTCAGCGTTTGAATATTGTCTGCCTTGATAGGGTAAGTGATCCATGGCACAAGTGGCGTGCGCGGAAAGCTCAACTCCATTGGCTCCGAATTCTTTACCAGCCAGTTGTAATACACCCTGCGCAACATCACGCAGCGTGTCAAGAATGTTCTGCCGTACCGCGGAATCAAGCCTTCTGGACGATCCAGACGCATAATCTACCACGCGCAAGCCTGAATCTGCCAGTTCCGTCAGTGTGGATCGCATGGCCGAATTAACATCAGTAACACCCATCGATAATTCTGTCACAGCCTGATCAATCGTATCCTGATAGGTCTCTTTCAGCCCTCTGTAAATCGTCTTGCCTTCAAGATCAACTTTTCGGAATCCAATGACAGAAGTATTCGAATAATTTGAAAAGGTGCCGTGTGTCAGGTCTTGAAGTGATTTTATGTACTGCTGCAATACTCCATTTTCTTCGAATGGAATTTGCTTGATTCCGGCCGCTTTGTAAAACATCGAAGTGTCAAGGTAACTATCTTTCGCAACGGATTTGATTAACGCTCGGACCTCTGCTTCTGCTCTGGTAGATTCCCGTGCAAGTTCCGCAATAATCTTGTCTGAATCAGTCCCGAAATTGTATAGCTGGACAATTTTGTGAAGATCACTCTGCCGTAATCCTTTTATGTCCGCAATCTTTTTACCGATCTTCTGCAGGACATTGGTATTGACGCGCTCGAAGCGTTTGGCAATCTTATCGGCAATTGCATCAATCGCCAGATCGTCAATCATTGTCCTTATCCTCACCGATCAGTTGCGTTGTGGTCGGTTCGTTCTGCCGGATTTCTGCCAGCTTTTGTGCTGATTCTTCCGGCGTTTCATCTGGAAACAGAAATTGCCGTAACTCCACATCCGACACAATGCCGGCCGCTTTCCCTTCCAGCATCTGCGGTAATGTAGGTTCGATCATGGCTTTCGCCTCTTCTTCCGTTTCCCCAAAAAAGTGCATACGATATTCTGCTGCCGAACGGATGCCCATGGATATTTCAGTCTGCCATCGTTTACGCTCGCTGTCCTGATCAATAATGTAAGAATCATCAGCAATAATCGTTATCTTCGTATCGGGGTCTACAGGTGCACCCAGTACATTCTTACCAATCCACAACACGGCTTTCGTTATCTGTTTCAACGCCTTCTCTACGCTGATCATTTCTTTTGCAGCGTTCTGAACCAGGTCTTGTTTGGAACCGGTGTACTCCGTTGCCGTCTGGATCGTACCTGCCTCAAACTGATAATGCCGTAAGCCCAGCCCGATGGCATATGAAAACTGGTCTAACAATTTCTGCAGCGCCAGACTGTTTTCTTCCACTCGCAACGATGGGTTATATTCCTTGATTAACTGATCGTCCTTGAACCGGTCTCCGGCGAACATGAATAACTGTGCTCCGGCTCGCTGTGGCGGGATTACGTTTCCAGAATCGTCCCGATCCATCAACGACGTGTTCATAAAAATCATTTTCCGCCCAAGAATAAAATCGGTGATGTAATTGTCGAAAACGGTATCCAGTCCCTTCAAGATATCTTCGTTTCCCGAAATGATGGAAACGCCAAACGGTGAATCATAGTCGAATATGTTTATGCCACTTTTTCGAATCACGCTGAACCAGGGCACGGGCGAACCAGTATGAATAACGATTGGATCTCCGAATAGATTTCCTTGATCATCAATCGTAAACGCTGTGATCTTATACAGCCCGTTTTCCAGCGTGTGCATGGAAACTTGCTGGAATACCTTACCGCGTTCCTCCCTGTCGGAAACAAACGCTGCTTCGCGCAGGATCCCATTGTCAAACGTGATCGGGATAATCTGATCAGCGCAAAGATAATTCATACCGATGCCATCACCACGAATCAACGTTCGCGATCCTTCGGCGACCTCCATATTCTTCACGTACGTTTCAAACGCTGCTGTTCCAGCCCATCGGGACATGGCAATCAACTCGTTTGCATTGCGCCAAAAGTCAGATTCGCCCAGCACACCGGATATCAGGTCTTCGCCCAGCAGCCAGCGCGCTGACGCATCGTCTTCGATCTCGATATGCGTTTTCTCGTTCAGCAGGATTGACGCCCAGTCCTCAGAACCGCGAAGCAGCATATTCGTTTTATGGCGGTGTAACTTTGTATATTTCTTTTCGCTCAAATCGACCAGTTGTTCGTATTCGTGGAACCCCTTGACGTTGCCTTCCAGCCATGCCCGCCATTCTTCGATTTTCGCATACATCGGGCTTACTTTGGCAGTAATCCCAAACTCTTTACTGATAATTTCTATTACCTGTTGTTGGTTCATAATCTCACCCCTATATCGTCTATCCACGCTTCCCACGAATACTCGAACGCATCCGCGATATCGTTGATATCTGGATTTTCGTCTAATCGCTGGTCGGTGTGTTTTTCGTCCCACGTCTGGTTCTGCAACGAATAAACCAGTTTCGTACATTTACGCCTGATCTTAAGTAATCCGAGATTCAGCATTTTTTCTTGTGCATAAATCCGCGTGTTGATTTTTTCTTTAGCCGCCATAACAGCGGAAATTGGAATGTTCGCTTTACGTAATGCGATATTCAACCCGTTGATGATCGTTTCTGGATGATCACAAAATGCATAGCCCAGCCGGATATCAGGAAATTCTTTATGCACCTGCTGCACGAAATTAATAAATTCTCGTTCGATCTTATCTGGGCTGATTCCCTTCGAATTCAGTTTTCGTTCATCCAGCGCGATAATTCCTGCCCCACGCCGTAAAATACCAGTCGCAACAAACACAGTGTGCGAAGTTGATTCGCCAAAATCCACGCCAAAAGTAATATATGCAATCTGCTTTATTGTGTCGTGATCCAGATTATCGTCAATCAACCAGCCCTCTGGATTGTCAGCAAACTGCCGGAATATGACGCCCTCAGCGCGCACCCATAGCCCTAAAATATAACGCTGGTAGAA